AATCCTTTTACAAAACGCTCCATTGTCAATATAGCATCTTCAAAAGAGTAATCATCTGCATAATAATCTTTTATTGTATAGGCCTCTTCACCAGTTCCATATTCATAATCTAGCGAATAAATTTTATCTTTTGGAATCTGTCTGTCCGATGTACTCAAATTATATTTATTACAGATATTATTCCAAATAGAAGCACACGCATATGTACTAAATTGGAAATTTAACTCTGGATCAAACAGAGCTGCTGCTTTGCATAAACCGATTGCAGCAACATCGTACCATTCATCAACATCAAGATGATGATCGTAAAGCACTTTATAGATGAGATTATGATTTTCTTCTACAAGCCTTTTTTGATCGACCGTTAGTTTTTTTTTTTTTGATGCAATTTCTATTTTTTTTACACCTCCTCGGTTTTTACCATTTGCTTATCTACTACTTTTTTGTTTTTGATTTTGAAGGCTGGGCGAATGCCACGAGAGAAAGAAGCGTTGTGATAGTTCGCATTGCCGCCGTTGCCCACATAAGCGAAGTAAGCGGCGGATTCTCTGGCCTTGTTCATCAGCCAGTACCACTGTAAGTTCTCACTCTTACTGCCATCGAACGCCATACGGTTTCTACGTTTCTTCATAGGCTTCCACTGCTTCACATACGGGCTTTCATACTCACCGTAGTAGTTCTCTCCGAAAATCTCTTTCTCAGTCGGCAGACGGAGCAGGTCACCGTTGTCGAACGGAATCATCATATCAGTGAGTTCAACCGGGAAGAGATTCAGAATCTCACCATTCAGCTTCTTACGTAGGTCGGACGCTTCATAGCCACCCTCATTGGTACAGGTTTCATTCATCGGGTACTCTTTAGCCAGACAATCAACCAGGCAGAAAATCATGCCGTCCTCTTCCTGCTGCACTGCCATAGCCAGTGCCTTTTCGCCATCGGTGAGTCTGACCTTGATAATATCTCCAACCTTGAAAGTGGAAACGTCAGACTTAATCATTTTTTTTACTTTCATTTTGTTTTCCTCCGTTTTAGATTTTGACATAGTAGTATCCCGTCAGAGAATACGCCTCGCCATTGCGCTTATCTTCCTCCGGGTCGAAATAACAATTTTTCCTTGGTTCGTTTTCAGAACGGAATGCATTCTTCGACTACGACTTTTTCTCCGTTGTAGGTGGCGGTGAATTCTTCCGCATCCAGTCATTCCAGGTCACAGGTGTAATCCGAGTGGCCAGAGAAAGACACTATCTTACTGCCGAACAGCCGCTTGCATTCCTTGTTGAACTCTGCCTCGGCGTAATCCCGGAACGGATTTAGCCGCTTATTTTCGTTGCCAGCGGGGTATTCTTTGCGGACGGTAAAACTGTAGCTTTCGCCCGTGGTGCAAGCGAAATAAAAAAGGCTTCGTACATTGCTGTTTTTATCATTGAAAAACCTTCCTTTCTGACATAAAAAAGCGGGCCTCCCAGATTCGGGAAGTCCGCCTTAAAGTAGAATTGTAAATTGTACGAAAGGCAGAAAGCCTTTTTGATTTGGAATGGTATCTATCGTACAATACCCATTCTACTTGTTTCGCACATTTTGGCAAGTAAAAAATGTTGCTCATTCGAAGACGAGCGGCGAAGGAAGTTATTTTAGATGTGGAGAACAGCCCATTCACGGTTGGGATAATCGTCGCAGAAGCTTGCAAAAGCGAGCGGCGCACCGTTGTCTTGGCTGTTCTTGTTGGAGTGAACGAAGACGTTGTAGTCTTCCATGTTCTCGACATCATCAGCCGTGGCATCTTCGTCAAAGACATCGTTGACGCTTTCCGCAATCAACTCTTTCATTTTCCCGAATGCCTCGTCGAAGGTGTCGAAGAAGCCCGTGAGCTCGATGCTCTCGTACTCCTCGTAAGAAAGAAGAAAGAAGGGTTTATCAGTCGTGACCTCAAAAACAGTCCATTCGACGCTTTCTTCGTCGTCTTCTTTCCAGAAGTCATAGGAACCATATACTCTGGGTTCGCTGTTGTCAGCATGGCGGTTTTCATCGAAGTTGAAAGAAAAGCCATAGCGCTCCTCATTCTCGTGCGTGATATCGGCACCGGCAAGACCTGCATGATAGTTCTTGTTGATGCGCTGTGCCATGCTGTCCTTTACTGCGGTGACCGCCTCTTCCAGCGTGTCCTTCTTGCAGATGAGGTTCGTGCAATCATAGTGCTCGCTCTTAATTACGATAAACATATTACATTCTCCTTTTCGTTATTGAGTATGGGTATTTGGTAGTGGCGTGTCTGATAATGCGTGGCATTATACGACCTCGTTGATGGCGTACAAAACCGAGACAGTCAGCAAATTCGGTGCATAATCCTGACACTCATATATCGCTGCCTCAGAGGTATCGATATAATACGAGCTGGGAATCGTTTCCTCGTCGCTTCGGTCGAGGTGGCGTTTTTTGAGCTCCTCCTGATAGTCCGACTGCATAGCGGCATGAGCCGTTTCAATGGACGGGTACTGTCTCGGGAAGATTTTGAGAAACATTTCCCCATTTTTATTGGTGAAGGATTTTGCGAGAATAAACATACAAATCTCCTTTTTTTTGACGCAAAAAGGCGGACCTTCCAAATTCGGGAAGTCCGCCTTAAAGCAGAATTGTGAATTGTACGAACGCAAGACGCGCCTTAGTAGAATGGTATCTATCGTACAATACCTATTCTACCCGGTTCGCACAACTTGGCAACTGTTCATTTTGCGTGGTGCAGTGTTTTTTCGCTGCGGCGCACAATTGCTTGATGTCAGCGGCGGAGTATCCAAAGTCGAAATACGCCATCGGCAGCTTCTTGTCATCGTGCTGCCACTCGCTGCGCAGAGCAATCCTGTCTTCATCAGCGTAAACGAACATGTCCGGAAATTTCGTTACAATCTCATGTAGCGCATCATCGCCGGTGTCGCTGAAGATATACCTGTCTGTGGCGTTTGCCATCAGTCTTACAATTTGCTGCAAATCATCCGGTGAAAACGAATAAGTCTTGCAAGTGTTTAGACAGTTCGCCAGCAGCGTTTCAGTATCAATTTTCAGACAACACATATGGATTCTCCTTTCGGTGCTTGGCTTCTACATTTCCCAATATACTCATTTCGCACGAATTGACAACAAAAAAAGAGCCCCGCATTTCTGCAAGGCTCAAATGGAACGAATCGTGTGTCAGCACAATTCATTCTGATAGCAAGCCATCCTCGTGGAGGATGTCAAAAACCTGCTACCCGTCGCTTCAGGATGACCCTGATTGACTACTCCTCTGCACCGGGAGTGAAGTCCAACGCCGATTCTCAGACAAGAATCACCGATATGGCGTTATACGAGCTCGGTATATCACCTAGGTTATGTATTCCCTGTTGGTGCCCTCGTACTGGCGCAATGAGTGCTCACTGTATAAGTACAGCTTCTTTCTACAGCCAGAAAATTCTGGTGCAGGACGTCCCATTGCCGACTGTCCTGACTTTTGAGATATAGCCTCATATTGCAATCCATCGTTTTGATAGAGCTGGTGTGACCCGATGGTGGATATTCAGTCACGCTCTACGTTGCCGTTAACCCAAGCAATCTCGGAACACCTTTTTTAGTACCTGTATCGTTCAGGAGGCAAGTGCTGCCTAAGGGGTGGTGCGGTTAGACGCGACCGAGGCTCTTGCACCCCACGATGCGCCCTTCCGCGTCGCGGATAGGCTCATTGGGGATGAAGATGTCGGTACGGTCCTTGCACCGTGCGGCGACGAGGCTGCTCACGATGAGCAGAGTGTCGTCGCGCTGGGCGGGAAGGTTCTGCACCTCGCCGTAGACGGTGGTCGTCAGCGGGATAGTGGTCCCGTTGAAGTCCACCGAGCCAGCATCGGCAGTTGCTGCGGAGACGCGAGCGACTATGCCGGAAGGCTCGATGGTGATGCCGGCCACGGTCACGCTATGCGGGGTCAAGTTGCGGATGTACATGTGGGACCTCCTTCGTTGTCTGCAAAACAAAAAGCAGACACATCAAAAGGCGTGTCTGCTTGAAGTTAAGCAGGTTGAGAAACGGTTGGTGGTAGATATGGTATCTATCGTATGTATACCATTATACTTCATCCGCATACGAATGCAAGGCCTTTTTGGAATTATTTTTTGGTTTCCTCAAAAATAGGGTTTTCCCAAAGAACTTTGCGCCCGCTTTCAATGCGAGAGACAGCCTTCATGGGAATATCAGACCGGTATTTACTGTAGTCAGCGCAGTTCTCCGCAAGAAATTCTTCCACATCATTGCAGAGCTTACGCGGTGCAATAGCCCATGTAGAAATGACCTTATTCTTAATCGTTTCAGAAGTAATCAGGTTGGAAACAGGATATTGCACCTGCATTTCTTTTCCATTGGCTTCAATAACGAGTCGAATGTTTTTTGCTTTTTCAGTCGCAGCAAACAAACTACGGCACTCACTTTCCCAACAATGTGGCTTAGACTGGAACTCCAGCATTCTTAATTGGGTGAGACGTTGGACGGCAACGAATTTTTTCCCGATGCTTTTGCTGAAAGGGGTGCCATCGTGAGAAGTGAGATTCTTATCGAGGACATCGACTACCCTTTCCGCCCATCCGGTAGGATTAGCGAAAAACTCGATGGTCGCGGTGTCATCAATGTGCTCAAGGAATTCACGAAGGTCTTCTTCAAATGCGGTGTCTTTCTTTTGCAGGACATACTGTTTGACAGCGTTTTCATAAGCCTCGTTCTGCAATTCGGGCGTGTTCAGATAGTCAGGGTCGAGAATTGTTTTCTGCTCCAGATAATCCCACAGTGTTTTCGTCATCTCACCCATTGCGGAATGGGGACCGGTGTAAGCAGAGGTGACATCAAACAATCGCAGGAACTCATAGCTTTCAGCATAGGTCTTTTCGTGGTCCACAACATAAGCCATAAACTCAAGGTTATGCTGTTCAGAAAAATGGTCTTTGCTCATGCTGGTGGGATAGTTACTGCACATTTGCCCAAATAATGCCTCGACACTATGCTCGCCATCGACCATCGGGACACGAATGAAACGATAATAATAACCTTTTTCATTTTCGTTCATAACGACTCCGGAAAGTATGAAATCAGTTGGGTTTTTGAGAAAATTGTGGAAATCTTCTTCATAAATTGTGTTTAAAAACATAAGGCTTAGCCCTCCTTCTCCAGCGCAAGCTGGTTTTTGATAATTTTGACTGCATTCTTAACACAAAAAGAGCGGACCTCCCGATGTGGGAAGTCCGCTCTTCAAGCGAAATTGTGAAGTGTACGAGCGCAATGGCTGCGTCAAATATAGATGTTATCTATCGTACACTTCTAAGTTTATACAGTTCGCATACAGCGTCAAGCATCACTCGGTATCGGCAACGCCCATATAGAGATGGTAGGTGGCGTTTGCCGTCTGGCAGACCCAGTGATTGTAGAACGAATTGTACGGCTCGGATGTGACACCATCTTCGTCCGCGTAATAAATAGCCGCCTCGCACCACGAGGGACCGTTCTTGCGTGGGATGCAGCGAACATCCATGCACATACCATCGGCAAAGGTAACGGACTCGAACTCAATCTCGTCCTGCTTTTTGCCTCCGTCGGTGTACTGATTGATTTCGTTCATGCGCTCTTTGCTGATAACAAGGCGCTCGACAAAAACCTTACGAAAATTGGTGAGATTCTCATAGGTTGCGCAGATACGCATGATAGCGCTTGCCAGAGCAGAAGCTGAGCCAATATCGTAGCAGAGCGCTGTTTTGTTGAAGCTGCCAACTCCAAAACCCGTCCAGAAACCGCCCTCAAACAAATGGATGGAGGCGGCGTAGCAAGGACAGGCATCAGGTTTGCAAAGCTGGATTTCAAGCGTGCAGCCCTCGTACATACTATCTACCGCAACCCGGCAAATGTCAAAGTTTGCTTCGAAAAGAACTTCGCCGCTGCCGTCCCAATAGGTGGGGTTGTAGCGGGAAAGATACATCTCGGCAATCTGCCTTGCATCGCTCTCGGTCATACCGATGGATTGTTTAAGCATTCTTTATACCTCTTTTCAGATTGTCAGCGCATTTTAGATGCTGCTGGTATTATGTAGCCGGGTTGGTCCACAGAGTCTTCTCTCCAGCCCGGATACGCGTGATACAATCGATTGGAAAAACGAAGACATCGAACATATTGGTTCCCTTTTCAACCTGTTTAATGAGGTTTGGATGCTTGCAAACAAATCGCTGAGTGGCTTCCGGCTTTGCGAAGGCGCTGATACGAGTCACGGAGATTCCTTTCCTGCGCAGTACATCCGCATCGCGAATAAGGTGGCTGGGACAATCCACTTCGAGATGCTCTCCCATTTTCTTGTCGTCAATATAGTCCATGACGAGAGTGACGACTTTGTAAGGTTTGACCGCATCCATCATGCTTTTGCACACATTGGTGATGTCCTTAGGGTCGGCACTGTCGTGCTCATAAAACGTAAGGAATAGTTCCGACATCCTATCAATGGCAATCAGCCGGGCCATGTAATAAATTCTGGATGCCGTTCCGTTGCTTGCCGTAATGACAGAACTTGTCTCTTCAGCCCAATCCGATGGAGATGACAAATAGTGAATCACATCGTCATCGTTCAGAGGATACATAGTCCGAATCAGGTTGGAGAACTCATTGCATCGAGTTCCAAAAAGAAAGGCGGAGCAAGCATTGCGGACTGCTTTATCCACTGCATCCTTATCCTGAAACATCGCAGGGTCTGCCGGAATGTTCTTTCGGAACAGCGGAATACGGATACTGTCCAGTTTCTCGAAGACATCCATATCGTCGATGAAATCGCTGCTTTGAAGCAACGCTTTTACGGGTTTGGAGGCCATGTAAATAGTTTTGCTATCTATAATAAAGCCGCCAAATTCCCATTTTGCGAATCGTGAAAAGGATGGCTTCTTATTGTTCGACGAATCCCGGTTCTGAACCATAACATAGAGCGATTCAACTTGATGTTCTCTAACCAAAACCGGACGTTTGAAAAACGAGTAATAGCGGGAAAACACAATGTCACCGCTGCGTTTTGCTCCCTCAAAAAAGGTCATGCTCCAGTTTGAGAGAAAACGAATCAGTTCCTCAACAGTAAAAGTCAACATAGTTTATACTACCTCTCTTTAGATGGTCAGCACAGCAGAATCGAAGTTTTCCAAACAGTCGCAACTCAAGAACTGACCTCCACAAATGGGGCACTTCTCGATGTCGCAGCCGTAGTGATGATAGTAGCCGATTCTGGCTCCACAATCTCCACAGCGGATATCTTTCTCTTCCGGAGTACCAACGGATTTTTCGTACCAGTCGCCGGGGTCACCGACCTTGATACGGTTAAAAGTTTTCTTGTGTTCGCCTTTGATGACCACACGCTTATACGAGCAGCCGTTGGCCGTCAGCATTTCGCGTCCGCAGTAGTTACATTTTGCCATTGCCCGTCTCCCCTTTCAGAAGCTCGCGTGCATGGTCGAGGACTTCCTTTGCGACAGGTTTACCGCCTTCGTTCAGAGCGAGAAAGACCTCCAAAACTTCTGCACGGGTCGAATTCTGGTCAAGTTCAGCAACACCAATGGAAGCATCCATGAACCAGTTTTTATCCAGAACGGAAAGGTCGTTGTAAAATACGCCTTTGTACGGGAATCGGTTCTCGTAAAAAGCAAGCAGGGTCAACATACGCTGCTTGCCATCAACAATTTCGTAGTAGTTGCCATCGTCGTTTGCGCGAATAAAGGGCAACTGCTTGAAGACGAAACGACCAATTTCGCGTCCTGCGAAGATGCTGTCCAGCAGCTTTTCCCTGTCCTCCTCATCCCAAACAGAACCACGCTGATAATCGGGATTGAAGTCAACGCCGAACAGGTAGTGATAATTGAGAAGGGAGTACATGTTGCGGTTCGAGTAATGCAGACGGGACAGCGCAGAGTCACGCTTTGCAAACTGCGTGTCTTTGTCATCATCCAGCGGGCGAACGTTCGTCCAAGCCCGGCAGGAATAGTTATCGCTGTTTGGACCACTGCGGACAAGGTACATGTACCCGCCTTCCAGAATCTCATCAACAACACAGTTCAGAAGCTGACCTACCTGTACCTTATCGCCGACAGCAAATCGGTAGGATGGTTCCCCTGCCTGCTTGGCGGTATGATAGGCCCTTTCGTAGGAATAGCCTTCGAGTGCTGCTTGCTTTTGGTTGATTTTTGTGATTCCTTTGATAGCACGCTTTTTAGCCATTGTAATGTCTCACTTTCTTTTTTTGGTGGTCGTAGAAAAGCACGCCCAACCGTCAGTTGTTTTCTTTTTTGCGCTTCTCGTTGTCGCGCAAGAGGTCGTTTGCCACTGCTACGGTATCACAGGTGTAGTAGCGTCCGCAGGTGTATTCGCACTGAGTCAATGTGGCGGAGCAACCGTTGATGCAGCCCATGAAGACATCCTTATTGCCGTTCTCGTCGGTGAAAATGCCGCCGGTCACGGTGATGCTCTCAACATAGGGCAAGCACGGCTCATCCGTGTCCTCACTCAAGTTCCAGACAATCTCCCAAAAGCTGATGAAGGTGTCATTGTACAAGAAAGAGGGGCGGTTACCGCTGTCTTTCCGAACCAGTTCTTCAAGGGCATCCCAAGGAACTTCATCTGCAATGAAGATGCCGAATGCGCCACAAGAAAAAACGATTTTTCCAATATGGCCGCAGATACGGACATAGTCACCCACATGAAGTTCGTTGTCATTGGCATCGGTGAAACCTGTGTCGAAGCCTTTCTGTGCCATTTCATTTGCGTTAGTCATTTTAATACACTCCTTTTTGAAATTGACGCAAAAAAGCGGACCTCCCAACATCGGGAAGTCCGCCTTAAAGCGAAATTGTGAATTGTACGAGCGCAGTCAGCGCCTTAGTAGAATGGTATCTATCGTACAATCTCAATTATATCCGACTCGCACGAAGATGCAAATGTTTAATTGCCCTCATGGAAAAACATATGCGTGAATTCCGGATGCCCGGCGAACACCTTCTCAACAACCTCGGGCAAGTCATGGATATCATCCAGAACGAGCCGCCCTTGCCTATCGCGGTACGGTGTCACTGCTGCGGTTTTCTCTGCAAAATAAGCGTCAAACGCCTCTTCGCTATCGAATTCTGGCATCAACGAAATTTCTGGATTCCGGTCCTTCATTATTTGCACAGCCTCGTTAAACGCCGAGCAGTTCGCGCTCTTCGGCAGTCAGTTTATCGAGAACCTTCTGCCTGCGCTTTTCCCGCGATTCCTGCTTGGTGCTGATGATGAAGGTATCGGCGCGGTCTCCATCCCGCACAAAGACGGGACGGTCTTTCAGCATATTCCGCATTGCGTCCAAACGCTCTTCCTTTGTCATGTCATACATGCCGGATGCGCCGTAAATGGAAATGTTGATTTCATCCTTTTTCGGGGCCTTGTCATAGGCGGTGGGGTCTACGGCAGTGAAATAAAGGGTGTAATAGTAGCACCTGTCGGCGAGCGCCAACGCGATGGTATCGATATTTCCCTCAAAGACACCAAGGTCGGTGATGGAGCGGCCCTCGCAGTCACCTTCCGTGGTGACATGCCAGAATCCGTAAGCTTTGTCGTAAGGTTTCTTAAATTCAGCCATTGTATTTCACAACTTTCTGCTTTCGTCCGACTCGTACATGAGTTCAAAAGTTTCAGGCGGAACGATGAAAAGACTGTTTTTCTTGCCCTCCACCAGATATTCGTAGGGCTTGATGCGCAGCACGTCAAGGGCAAAGCTGTAAATGGTGACGCAATTGTGGATGATATTATCCCTCACCTTCCAGCCAAGACCGGGATTTTCGGCAACCAGCTTCTTGACGTCCTCGAAGCTCTGCGCGTTTTCGGGGTCCCACTGGACCGCACGGATGCTGTCCCTTTTGTGATAATTAGCCATTGTGATTTCTCCTTTTTTTGGTGTTATTTGTTTTCGAAAAACGTAAGCATAGCCGTATTGGCTGCCTGCGAATACTGAGTTTCTGGATGCCGTGCAGCAAAGCTTTCTTTCGCAAAGAGATTGTTTGCGGAATGTACCGAATACCTCGTACTCTTCAACTTCAACTGCCAAGCCAGCTGATTCGTGTCACGCTTATGAGCATCAGTGATGCTCGTGACGAGAAAACACGGAGGCAGCATCTTGGCGTAAGTCTTAGGTGACAGGCACTCAGCGTAGCTGGTCTTCTTCCAATCCTTTTCAATGAGATAGGGCGCGATTGCGCTCATCTTTCTGCAGGAAAGGTTGAAGATACCATTCTGCAAGCAGACAGCCTTGAACGAAAGTTTTGCTTCCTGCGGTACATCAAATGGAAGCTCATCTTCGAGATGCTGCATGGATACAGGGTTCCAAAGAAGAGCGTATACGAGGCAAGCCAGTGCAGCACCTGCACCGTCACCTACCAGATACATTCTGGACATATCTGCGCCATACCGTTCTGCACAGCGGTGGATGACAACGAACGCCTTCAAAAGGTCGCCGAGCTGCCCGAACAGATTCGTTTCGGGAACCGGGGTGTATTCCGGAATAAAGGTCAGATAGCCATGCTCCGCACACCATGTTCCGAAATTCCGGTTCAGGGCACTGCGTCCTGCAACGAAATCGCCGCCGTAGATGTCGATGATGACAGGGAATTTCTTGCCGTCGCCTTCCTTGTGCTTCGGAACATACGCAGAGATGGGCAGGCACTCATCACTTCTTTTCGTGATGATGTGATGTGTGACCTGCGTCTCGCTGCAAACTCCGATTGCGGTGGTATTGGGTTTCGGTTGCTTGCTTATGATTTTCTGCAAGGAGCGCTCCTTGCAAAGTGCGTAACGGTTGATATTCAAATTTCTTCCTCCTCGTTTTCGCCGCAGTCAAAAAGAGAGTCTTTCCAGCCCCTTTCAATGGCAACTCCGTAAGCCTTTTTGTACTGCTCCTCAAATCTCTGCAGGACTGCATCGTACTGACTCTGTGTCATAACAATATCGAGTCCGAGGTCGTCATCGTCGTTAGAGTTGTCGTAGTGGTACAGCCGCATTTCAAATTGTCTGCCGAAAACATCCTTGTTCAGATACCAGCATGAATACAAAATTACATAGTCGTCATCACTTCTTTTGCAGACATCGAGTCCAAACACCTTATCGATGTCAAACTTCATGGGAATGAGAATACTGATATAGTTGTCATCAACTGTCCGCATATCGTATTCGTTGATAACGAAGCGAAGGAACTCATCGAGGTCTTTGATGGCTACTTGACCCTGTCTCTTCACAGAGTCGATAATTTTTTTGTGTGCCATGATTTCTCCTTATCTTATCGTGCGCAGCGGTAAAAGAACGCCAGCATCTCATCGTTTGCCATCTGTCCCCATGCCGTTTCAGGATGAAGTGCGGCAAAAGCGTGGTCGGCTTCTTTTACATTGCAGAATACGAATTGATGGTACTTGTGGTTGGTTTTCAGTAGCTTCACATAATGTTTTGTCTGTCCTTTCAGGAAATCTCCTTTTCCGGAACAAAGAAAGCACGGCGGCAGCAGCTTGCAATAGTATTCGGGACGAATATAGGAAGCGTACTTCTCTTTACGCCATCCCTTCTGCATGTAGTTGTTCGCCAGCAATCCAACCTGACCTTTGTAAATGTAGAACATCCCACTCTGAAAACCCATGGCAGTCACGCGGAGAGCCTGAACCTTTTGCGGGATATACCTTTCAAGACGGCGGATGACCGGCTGCATCTCGGTAGGATGGTGTAACGAAGCAACGGCCATAGAAGCCAAAAAAGCACCGGAACTGTCTGCGGTAACGAAGAGTTTTTCGATATTTCCGCCGAACTCTGTCGCTTTCGCTTCAATGACTGCAAGCGCATCGAGAATATCCGAGATTTGTCCGAAGATATCCGTTTCGGGAACCAGACGGTAATCGGGGATAAAAACGATATAGCCTCTTCTTGCTAGTTGGATACCGAGATTCCTGTTCTGTTCTTTGCGGCCGGCAATCAAGCCCCCGCCATGAACATCCAGGATGATGGGTAGTGGTTCTTTGACCTCTCCGACTGGCTTGTAGACATCCATTGAAAGTCCTAAACATTTCCGAACCGGGATGGTCACAATATCGACAAGGTCGCTGTTGTGCATACGCGGTTGGCTGCGAATGATTTGTTCGACGTGGATGCGCTCCTTTACGGAAGCACGAGTAATGATATTCAAATAAATCAACTCCTTTAACAAAAAACGCGGCTGCTGCTCTTCTTGAACAGCAGCCGTATTTGGTGAAATCAACGGAACTCGAATGTGTATTCGGTCCCGGTAACGGTTGCAACGAAAATATTCACGCCAATCACGCCGAGGCGCTTTGTCGTGGCAGTCGTAAAAGAGAGAGCGTTCTCATTTGTCCCCACGACAAACCGAAGAGGCTCGCCGTTTACGACATGCAAGGCACCTTTGCAGCCGATAAGAGACTTGACTCTTTCGTCGCTGCTATTGGTGGCGGTTAAAATACACCCTTCCCGAATTCGCATTTGTAAATTCCTCCTTAATCAGAAATCTCAAGCCGAAGCTTGCGGGTACTGGTCAAGAACATCGTTGAATCGGGAATCTAGGTGCCGGTCATTTTCGTCACGGGCGGGATAACTGAACGCGTTCTCGTCTGCAGCAGCATCCGTGAACCCGTCCATCATGGTCAGGATACCCTCCATCCAGGCAGCGGCTCTGCCAAACATACCGTTTTCCTGTTCCTTGTTGCGGTGTAGGTAATCGGTAAGGCTTTCAAGAGCCATCTTCTGCTGGTAGAAGGTATCCCAGTTAATGTCTTTGATAGTGTCGAGGTAAGCGTTATCGTCCATTTTGAACAAACTCCTTAAAAAATAAATTTACGATGCATACCCCGAAAGGCTCCTGCAATCAAATTCAAAACAAAAAAGGCAGGCTCTCCATGTGACTGGAAAGTCTGCCTTAACGGTTCAGAACTGTGAATGTGTGAATTACCTTTCGGTTGGTATCCATCGTACATTTTTCATTGTATGCGGTTCGCACATTCGCGCAAGGGCTTAAAGGTGAAATCTGAGAAAATTATTGGACAGTGACAGAAGAATTTACAGCCTCAGACGAAGAATCGGTGCTCTCGCTCGCGGCTACATCAGAATCCGCAGCGTTTTCAGCGTCAGATGCAGCACCGAACTCGGTTGCTGTAGCAGATTCCGGAACAGCGGCAGCGTCCTCAGCAGGTACGCCGGGCATAGTCGCATACAGACCCGTCAGACGGACAGGCGCATCACCGTAGCCAAGATATCCCCAGAAAGTATCTGTGCTGGCTTCATTGATGTACTCGGTGCCCTGCAATACCGGGAACTCATAGATATCGATGATAGCCGTGCCCTTCACATCGGCACTGTCAAACTGGTCGCTGCAGGATGCCACAACAGTGCAGTCCTCGTAGTTCCAGACGAGGTAGAAGGACTTGGCCCCGGTCTCCTTATTGTACTCCGCGTCACGGAACTCATCAAAGGAAGTATACTGCGTGCCGGTCGGGCTGTTCTTCCAATAAAGACCATTCGGGGTGCCGAACACCGCATATAGGGCGTTGAACTTCTCCTCGGGCGTGCCGTCAACAGGAAAATCCTTCAGAGCGGAAGGCTTCATCGTCGAATAGAAAAGACCATTCTCAAAGGCGTTCCCGATAGTCATGCCGTCAGAAGCAGCCGTGGTGCTGTCCATGACATTCGATACCGGGCCACCATTAAAGCCAATCTGGTAGTAGTTGGCGGATTCCCCATTCTCACCCTCGGTACAGACACAGAAATCCGAGATATCTTTTTCCAGACCTTCTCCGGTCACGGCATCCTCAATACTGTCGATGACCGTCTCCCCCGTTTCCAGAACGGACAATTTCAGGTATCCGGAAATCGGCATCTCGTTCAAATCCTTCACGGACACGCTCTTGATTTGTGTAGAGCTGCCGGATGCAGAGGAATAGAGTCCTGAAACGAATGCGCCATCCTCATAGGTCAGAGGATTCACACCCAAAGGCAACCCATCCGTCCATGTCATATCGGGCTTATCCAGAGTCCCTACAGCGAACTCCGGAAGATTGTCAAGCAATGACCATGCATTGATGGGCTCTGGCGTAGGTGCAGGAGTCGGTGCCGGTGTGGCAGTGGGCTGTGCGGCGGCGATAGCCGCTGCCTCAGAAGCAGCTTTCCGGTCCTGAATCTCCTGAGATGCACAGCCGGTAAACATCATTACGGATGCCATCATGACAGCTGCGGCGAATAGAATTTTCTTGTGTTGCATACTGTTTTTGCACTGTCTTATTTTTTAGGCAGTGCTTTGCCTCCTTTTACATATCGTTTGTGCTGAATATGACCAATGACCGCAAGCCCCAAAAAGCCAACGGCAATGAGCATCGAACTGCCTCCGAGAAGAAACGCGCAATAACCGGCCACATCGCGCCACTGTGCGGCTTTTGCGAGCGTGCAGATGACGCAGGCAATAAAGCAAAGCCAGCCAAAGAGATAGCCAGCCATTCCGATGGTAGCTACCTTCCCTAATACGGATTCTAAAAGCTTCAAAGCAACCACATCCTTCCTACGAGTTTAATTTTATGCGATTCGCAAGTATTGGCAACAGGAAATTATCGCTACAAAAAGAAAAAGCTGCCCAACCGAAGCTGGACAGCGAAAATGCTATTGAATTTTACTGTTTTTTGTTTTGTTCTGCTCTTCTGCGCTCGCGTTCCTCGTACTCCTTCTTCTGATACTTCAAGCGTTCGTTCAGCAGAAAGGAGTTTTCATCGCGGGTCATGGTGAGTTTGGCTCTGTACACGATATAAATGACGATAAGTGCCAAAATGCCGTAGGTGAAGATGAGACTCAGAAGATTGCCAACAACCGTTACGATAATAGGTGAAATAAGATGGAGAATACCAATGACGAGCAGGAACATACCGCCAAAGACGATGACTTTAGCAGCGGTCTGAACGGCAGGCGGGTAGCCATCGAGAAAAGTAGATATAGTATCGTTGATTTTGGTGAAGATGTCATTTCTCTTTTTGCCATTGTTATTATTGTTTTCAACCATACTGGTCCCTCCCTTTTTATGCCAATTATAGCACATATTTGCACAAAATGCTATACCTCGCATTATATTGTGGGTGAGGACAGGAACCATTTTGTTTGCCAAGACGACAACGAAAAAAGCCGTCACCCCAAAGGGCAACGGCTAAGTGTATTGGTGTGATTAGCGAGGCAGGTTCTTGTCTACCACGATTTCGAGGTTGTAGTGAGGCAGTTTCGCAACATCACCCTTCGCAACCTTGAGAGCCGCCTTCATCTTGTCATCAGGCATGGACTGGATAAGGCTGTTCAGTTCCTCACAGGTGTGGCTGAGCATCGGACCGCGACTGGTGGTGAACATCGTAGCGGAAACCGGCTGGCAACCCTGAGAGACCATACCGTCCCAATGCGTGCGCAGTTCAGCAACGGACTTCATGTTAGCAGCAGTGCTCATGAAATCATAGATGTTGCAGTGGTTCTCGTCGATGTATTCAAGAACATCGATGCGAGTGCGGTTCGCATATACCGGGAACTGGAGCTCGACCTTGTTGCCGGTGTTGTTCATGATACGCTCAGCAAACTGCTTGGCGTACTCCTCGAGGGGGCAGGTCTTGTCTTCAACGACAGGAACTGCATCCTTCACAGCATCGAAGATGGCACGCCAGCCCTCATCGCTCAAATCGATGTTGGACTTGTTTGCGAGGGTGTTCAGGAACCCACGCGGCAGGTCAGAGATATCGATGGCGATGGTGCCGGTGAACAGATTGAAGGAGGGATGACGAGCACGGTCCCAGATGGTATCCAACTGTGCGGTAGCGATAACGCGGTCGCCAAGCTGGATATCCACACCCTGGGTGCTCATATTTCCCTGATAATAGTGCTTCAGGGCGTAACCACCGGTCACTGCACGAGTCTGAGTAGCGGCTGCATTGAGCAGACCGACCTCAACGGAAACAGGGATATCGTGACCATTGTAGTTCACGCTCAGATGATGCGTCCCGGTCACAGCCTTGTAGCGCTGGAAGATAGGCTTGACGAAAACATCGCAAGTCTTGCCGTTCGCCATCTGATAGTCGGGAATCAGGATACGGGCGGGAGCGGCACCGGAATCATCGGGCTTGAGGTAGTTGCGATACTTGACGCCGAAGTGCTCCGCGATAGAACGGCGCAGCACATTGAGGCTGGAAACCTTGCTCGGAGCGCAGCTGCCATTCTGGGTCAGCATAGTGCTCGCGGTGCTCTTGTCCATCTCCACATAGATGATGGTGGAGGGAGCGCCGAGAGGCTTGTAGGCATCCCGCATGACGATGTCGGCAAGAGGGATATCCTGCTGCTCAACAATCTTCATCTTGGTGTCGAAGGGGCCGTCAACGAGGTGGTAGGAACCCTCTTCCGGCTTCTTGGTGGCGATGAACCACGGATACTTGTTCCGGGTAGCGACCAGCAGGAAGTTGTTGAGACCTACACCGTGGATGCACAGAGGACCCTCATCGGTGTGACGAGAGCCAAACTGCAGGCTTTCGCTCACCTCGTCGATGTCCATGCCGTTGCCCCAGTCGGCAGTAACCATGCCGATTAGGTCCTTCTCGGAGCCCGGTACGAACGCAACCAGAGCGTTTACAGGACCAGTGCTGTTCGATAGGATGTTGTCCATAGGCTCGCAAGCGGCGCTTTGCATCGGAAGGAACTGGTTGGAAACGGCATTGAAGTAGTTCTTGGTGATACCAACATTGAGAATATGTGCCTTCATAGTATACCCCGTATCGTGGGGCCAACGTGCTGCTCTTGAAATCATCTCCACAGCAGGTAGAGCCCCAAGATAGGGGGTTATTGTTATTTGTTTGTGTGTTTGTCTGTTATTACAGGAAGCAGACAAGCGTAAAAGATTGCTATCGCAAGTATCGCAATTACAATCACGATAATTACAGGGACTGGGATTTGTTCGATGAGCGCAAGTATCACGCGTTTTAACAGCAGCTAGAGAAGACGACGTAGCATCTTATGATTGCTGAAAAAAGCGCTTACTTGCTAAAATATCTTCTTGAAATTTGTCATGATAATTCTCCTTTTTTGATTGATATTCGTTTTATGCTAACGCACTTTATCGTTGTACCCACGGCTGGAATATGTATAAAAGATGCTCTAACGCGGCGTTCGCGGCTGGGATATGTATAAAGGATGCTTTGCTGTATTTGCAGCAAAACAACGATTTTCGCATTAACGCAGCGTGTACGTCCCGCTTTTTAGGCAGGAAATCTATTATAATCACCGTATCGTGGTGTACTACGATGCAGGAATGTTCCCGCATGACCAAAAACAGATAGTCCGCAAAAAACCTCCAAAAGAAAAAGGACAGACACCCATGACGAGTGTCTGTCCTTTTCAAGAAAAGAGGATTGTGAATATGGCTATTGTTGCACTACCTATACAGGTAATGATACTGGTATCTTTGATACGATTATTATTCTATGCCGTTCGCAAGCGCTGTCAACACTAATTTCTGATTTTTCCAACTAAAAAGCCAACTGTGTATCAGATGGCTTTTCTGTTATTTGTTGATGTTTTTCTCGTCGTGGTGAAGGGTGCCACGGACAAACTGGTTCCAGCGAGCATGATACAAAACAAAACCATCTTCGAACTCAACGGTAATGTTATTAACGCCGTGATAAGCGGTGCAGGTGGCTTTGCTGCCATCCTTCATCGCCATCGTAGTGCCGACGGATTTCGCATAATCGTGCTCATCCTTGCGAGCTGCACTGATAGTACGCATCCGCATTTTGCAGTCGGGACAGCAAGTAGCACCGGATGCAATAGCCCGCGTCATGGCGCGAACGCTTGTCACGAACTCTTTCTTACAATCCGGGCATACGAAGATAGCTCTTCTTTCCGAACGAGCGGAAATTTCGCGGGGAGTATAATCGTTCTTGTCGCTCCACATGGCAGAGACCTTGGGATACTTGGTAGCCAAATCGTTGATGCTGGGAACAACCTTACGACCTGCGCAAACAGGGCAACCGGTATGGTAGTACATCAAGGATTTAACGACATTGCAAATAGAAGCCTTAAATTCCTGCTTGCAGTCGGGGCATACGAACCATACCTTCTTGTTGTTACCTGCAGATGCTTCACTGGGAGAGAAATCGTTCTTATCGCTCCACATGGAAGCGGCCATAGGGCACTTGGTAGCCAAATCATTGATACCAGAAACAACCTTGCGACCTGCGCAAACAGGGCAACCTGTGCTGCCATTTTGTACGGTATGAACTACATTGCAGATAGAAGCTTCAAACTCCTGCTTACAATCGGGGCATACGAACCACGCTTTCTTGTTGCTGCCTGCAGATACTTCGCTGGGGGTGTATGTGTTCTTTGCACTCCACATAGCGAAAATCTTAGGACACTTGGTAGCCAAATCATTGATGCCGGGGACGACCTTAAGACCTGCGCAAACAGGGCAACCGGTATTACCACGCATCAAGGACCTTGCGACATGGAAAACACGGGCTTCAAACTCCTGCTTACAATCTGGGCATACGAACCACGCTTTCTTGTTGCTGCCTACAGATACTTCGCTGGGGGTGTATGTGTTCTTTGCACTCCACATAGCGGAAATCTTTGGACATTTGGTAGCCAAATCGTTGACGCCGGAAATGACATTCTTGGAATTGATGGTGTTGGCATTCATAGTAAACTCTCTTTCTCCTCGTATTTTCGAGGCTTGTGATAAATAAAAATGAGCGACTTGTTGTTACAGCGTCTTAAACTTACGGCAGCAACGCATCATGGTGTGGATACGAACCAAGTCAATCTCGATTGCCAATTCGATGATGGCTTCGAAAAGTGCATAAACAGCCATTGCGGGAATCGCAACAAGTAAAATAATGATGGATTTAATGGCTTTCATTTCAGACTCTCTTTCTCCGCATTTGCGCGGTCTTGCAACAAAAAAAGACAGGTCACCGATTGGTGCCTGTCTGAATTTTGTCAGATTATAAATGGTTGGTCGTGTTTTGTTATCTATCGTACAATACTCATTCTATACTGTTCGCAAACGCCGTCAAGACAACATTTCAAAAGAAAAAGCCGCCCCACCCCGAGAGGTGGAACGGCTGATAAGATTAGTGCTTGATGAAAAGCGAGGTGTCCCTGAACGGATTCAGGATACCAGGCTTATACTTGGTGCTGACATACTCAGCAATCTGAGCATCCGTCATACCGTTCAGTACATCGAGCCAGCATTCGGCGTTGATGCCCATGAGTCCGCCCATACCGAGCGCATTGTCGCAGCGTCTCATATCCTCAGCAAATGCTTCATGGTACGCGCAAGGCTCAGCAGCACGAGCAATACGATTAGTGTCGTACATGATGCCACCTCACCCGTTTACCATAGCTTTAAGCCCTGCTTCGTCCAGAACGGGAATCCCCAGAGCGTTGGCCTTATCAAGCTTAGAGCCTGCGGCTTCACCGGCGACCAGATAGCTGGTCTTCTTGGATACGCTGCCGGTCACCTTACCGCCGTGTGCTTCGATAAAGGTCTTAGCCTCTTCGCGGCTCATCGTGGGCAGGGTTCCGGTAATTACAAAGGTCTTACCAGCAAGCGATACAGCATCCTCAGCGGAACCGTTTGCGGATGCATTCGGTGCATGGTAATCGAGGTTGACGCCAGCCTTGTACAGGGCTGTGACCTCCTGCTTGAACATAGGGTCAGAGAGCATTGCATCCAGAGCGGCATAGATTGCATCAGAGAAACCGGGGATGTTACAATCCTTGATGTTATCCACATACAGGGCAGATAAGCCGAGCAGGTTTCCGTCCGTTGCCTTGCACTGGGTAAACAGAGCACGAGCAACATGACCGCCAATAAGACGATAGCCAAGACCTTTAAGAACACGGTCTGCGTTCTGGGTCTTGGAGTTCTCGATGGCTGCGAGCAGCTTCTTAGCCGTCTTTTCACCGTACATGTCGATGAGTTCGGATTCTTCCTCATAAAGCCAGTACAGGTCTACGGGGTTGGAGATGAACCGACTATCGACCAGGTCCTGAATGATTTGCGGACCAAGCCCCTTAATGTCCATGCACGCCTTGGATGCGAAATGGATGATGCGGTTGACCGTCTTGGCAGGGCAGGAATCGTTCGTGCAATACAGGTCAACAGACCCGTTCACGGAAGCGATAGGCTCGCCACAGACAGGGCAAACCTGACTGGACATGTCATAGGGCACAGCATCTGCCGGACGCTTTTCCTTCTCAACCATCGTGATTTTCGGGATGATATCACCGGACTTATGCAGCACAATGGTATCGCCGATGCGGATGTCAAGATTTTTGATGAAATCCGCGTTGTTCAGCGTAGCACGTTCAACACGGGTTCCGGCTAACTGTACCGGGTCGAATTCCGCCACAGGAGTGACGCGGCCGGTACGACCCGTCTGCAACACGATACGGCGAAGAACCGTAGCCTTCTCCTCAGCGGGATACTTGAAAGCAATAGCCCATTTCGGAGTTTTGGTCCGCTCACCCATCTTCTTGCGGATGTCGATTTCGTCTACCTTGATGACAGCGCCATCAATGGGATAATCGATATCATAACGATGCTCCCCGATATCGCGGATAGCGGCGAGGATACTGTCGGTATCATTGCAATGCGCGTAGTAGGTGGTCTTGAAATCACAAACATCGCGCAGATAGTTAAGCTGGTCGCAGTGAGAGTCAGCAAACTCAGAGGAATCCTCCCCGTCATTGACACTCTGCACATTGAAAATGAACACTTTCAGGTTCCGCTCCTTTGCGACAGCCGGGTCAGACTGACGCAGCGTACCGGCAGCGCAGTTACGGGGATTGGCGAACAGCTTCTTCCCTGCTGCTTCCTGCTTGGCGTTGGTTGCTTCAAAGTCCTCTTCGCTCATGTAGCACTCGCCGCGCAATTCGATTTTCCAGATACCGTCCGGCATCTGGATATTGACAGGGATGCCAAGAACCTTGACATTGTCGGTAACATCTTCACCGATATGTCCGTCGCCGCGAGTGGACGCCTGTACGAGCCGCAGTTTTCCGTCAGAACCGGCAGGCTTAGCGTACACCAGAGACAGGCTCAGACCGTCAATTTTGCGCTCAATAGAGAAGGTGGCATCAGGGTATTCCTTCACCACGGAAGCCGTAAAATCGCGTACCTCGTCGTCTGAGAAGACATCCAGAAGCGAAAGCATCGGGACACGGTGTTCAACCGGAATGCCGATAACGCGCTTGCCGCCAACCACCTGTGTGGGGCTGTCGGAGGTGACGAGTTCCGGATGCGCGGCTTCGAGGTCACGAATCTCGTGCATCGCACGGTCGTACTCCTCATCCGTTACGACAGGAGCATCCTGCTCGTAGTAAGCTGCGCTCCAGCGCTTGACCTTCTCGCAGAGTTCATTGTAGGTATTGATATATTCAGTCATTGTAATGAGTTCCTTTCAGTGTAGCCGCTATAGTATCTATCATACAACACTCTCAGCGGCATTAGCAATATCGAACATTAGAAAAGCGGGTCCCAAAATGAGATGAGACCTGCTTTGCACTTACTTCCTTTTGACCCTATCGTATTTCACGCCGAGAATCTCAGCGGCAGCGTTAAGGGTTTCGAGAGAAGCCTTGTTAAAATCGTTTTGCGCAGCCAGATATAGTGCTTTTGTGCATCTGACGGCGTCGCAAATATCGTAGATGATATCTTTGTTTTCGAAAATCAGCAAATACTGCTCATAGCCGACTGCGGCATCTTCTCGATACTCAACACCGTTGGCATCGAACTCATATAAGCGGTTTGCGGTTCCGGAAGTCGGGATGCATTCAAAACGGTTGGTATCAGAATCCGTGTGTGTGACCACCATCTTGCGAATCGTTTCGGGATAAGGGACCCCAAAGCGAAACTCGACCATCCAGAGATAATCGCCTGCTTTAACAGAAAGCATTTCAAATTTTCCTTTCAGCGTTAATTTTTATTGCTTATTCGTACCCTTCAAAGCTTCGATGGCAATCTCAAATTTTCAGTTCGAGCGCAACTTTTTCTTCTGCGCTCTTATCGTTCATTCCATCGACGAGAACGTAAATATCTACGTTCCTTAAAACAAGTCCTTTTGCTTGCCAGTCAGTTTCTCGACGAATCCTCTCCGGCAAAAGACGAAGCGCCTGCTTTTTGAGGTTGTCTATTTTTTCTTCTGTGGGGTACATTTCTTGGCTGAAGGTAAAGTCTGCAGTTTGGTACGTTGTAGTCCATGCACGAACCTTTACCGTTACAGTGCTTTCCGAAACGTTGTAACCTGCAAACGAAATCAAAGACTCGCTCAGTTCCCCAATTCTTGCATTAAAGAGATTGGTTATACGAGCAAGTTCCTTGTGGTAGATTGCCTTTGCTTGTCGCACCTGTTCACGGTAACACTTTACACAGTCTTCAACCGTGTAGAAGATGTTTACAGATTCACCCGTATATCCCCGATAACCTGTATTATCCATTGGAGCAATCACCTTGGACATAACATGACCGTTCTTTACAGGTCGGAAATAAATAGGAGAATAATAAATTGTCTTATTTGTCTCCTTGGCATCTGTCACCACCACCGGAGTGGGCTCAATTCCACGAATTGGTTTTTTGGTTGGGTCTGCGTTTGCTCGATAGTCGCAAATCCAAACCATCTTTCCCGTAATATTTTCCAGTCCTTCCGCGTAATCAAAATCCGCAAGAGATTTCGTCTGCTGAGGTCCTAATGCACGGTTATTTCGCCAAAGGGTTACATTGTTATCTTGTAGATATTCTTCGAGTTCCATCAGGGCAATTCCTTTCTTTGAAAAGATATTTTGTATGGTAACAAGACCATCGCAACTATGAAAGCACTGCTTTTTAAGTTACAGAAACAGTTTCTGTAATCGTCACCTTTCTTACAGAACATTTTGCAAATGTATCATGGAACTGATTGGTTGTGTAATTGCTATGTAGCAAAAACTCTTCTGCTTTTTCGGCTGTTTGAAAATGCTCCGCCGATTCGTGATATTTGCCAAAATACGGGTATCCACCTGTCATCTTGTCGTAAGAGAAAAATTCTCCATTTTTGTTTGCAATGACATAGTACGTTTTTGTGGTGAACATGTGTATTTTTTATCCTTTCTTATTTGATTTGTACATTTATAATTTTAGCCACTTCGCGCAGATTCGCAAGAGGTTCACAGAATCGGCACCAAGGAAGCCCATTGCGTAAGGGGTGGAAGTACGTCAAAACACAGCGTCCAGAACCGTTTCGGCAAAGATTGCATAATGGTCCAGATAAGAAGCGAGTTCGCTGCGTCCTATATCCCGGTCACGCACTTGTTGTACAACGAGTTTGGCTACATCTGTGGGAAGATTATATTCTGCTGTGACAATGTCCGTGACATCATCGTAGAACTTTTCCCACAGCTTGTGGACTTTGTTTTCGCGGCGAGTGTACTGGCTGCGGATGATTCGATTTTTATTCGCAATCATCTTGTCGACATTCGGGTCATCTCCATAAAGAGGAAGAATCGGGTTCTTCTTTTTGTAGGCATTGAGCTCCTGCATAAGATTGTCTGCCTCTTTATTGTAGGATGCTTCCAACTCTTTGATTTTACTTTCAACTTCGTATAAATCCATAAATTTTTCTCATTCCTTTACAAATTCGGTTGGCAAAGCTTTGGCTTTGTTGGTACTTTTATTTTGCATTTCGGCGTACCATTTGCGGATAAGTTCATCCGGCAAGACCGCCGCTGCTTTGTACTATCCTGATGGGCAAATCGTCCATCTGCCTGTGATACTTGCAAAATTGGATGTTTTACGTAAACCACCAATTTTCGCAAATACCCCTGTGTTACTTTTCTTTCCCTTTCAAAGCTTCGATGACAACTTCTTCGTAGTCCTCAATGGCGTAATAGATTTCAGAAAATCCATTTGCATGACCACGCTCATACGCCTTTTCCCAGACCATTTCTGCCGTCTCTTGACTGATAAGAACAGAGGAAGCGCTTTTTACATCCATCTGAATAAGGGCAAGAATGTCAACCATGACATCCGAAATAGCTTTGTTGCGGTCGGTCACAAGTTTGGTTACTTCATCGTTCCATTGCTGCTGAAGCTGCCGCACCTTCTTTTTATTCCAATCGAGGGAATGTGCGCTGCTGATGATATCACCGGTTTTAGGACGCTTGGTTTTAGGGGTTGTGCGCATGTTCCAAGCAGCCTCCATGCGAATCTGAAGATTTTTCCAACTACTATCCATGTTTTATTTCCTTTCTATGCGTTTTCCCATCAGAATTTGAAGTCCTGACACACTTCGATGCTGTTTTTGTCATAGCCGACAGCGTACAGTTCTTTGAGCAACGGCGTGTATTCTTCGACCGTTGCAGGAACGCCTGCTTTCAGATACTCGTAAGACGCATTCACATGCTGCCCATTGTGGACATACGCATCGAAATACAGGTTGGGGTCCTTCAATTTGAGTTTTTTGCAAAACTCGAGGGTTCCCGGTATCTTGTCAAGAAACACACAGGTAAGTTCGGAACCGGCTTTCGGGTTGAGTTCGTCGGTACAGTTAAGAAAAGCTACTTTCATTTTCGTTCTCCTTTTTTTTAACGCACAAAAAGCGGACCTCCCAGAATCAGGAAGTCCGCTTTAAAGCGAAATTGTGAATTGTACGAACGCAAATAGCGCCTTAGTAGATGGTATCTATCGTACAACTACTATTTTATGCCGTTCGCACAGCTTGGCAAGACGAATAAGAAAAGTTGTCTGCGGAAAGCGACCACAAAAAAGCGGACCTCCCGCTTCGGAAAGTCCGCTGTAGCCGCAATTATTTGATTTTACTGAGCCTGGTTATCGGTCGGCTGCTGCGGTGCAGCGGGCTGCTGAGGCTGAACCGGCGCGGCAGGCTGCTTGGGCTGTGCAGGAGCCTGATAGGTCATGTTGGGGTTCTGGGTCTGTTCCTGAGTCGGCTGCTGGTACTGAGGCTGAGACTGAGCAGGATGCGTAGCTTTGTAGACATCGTACTTCTGCTTCATCTGGTCATAAGAATAGCCATCCTGCGGAATACCGTAGTACCGGTACTGACCGAACGCCAGAATCATGTTGAAGATGGGGTTCAGGAAGAACAGGCCAATGGTGAAGCCAATTCCCTGCCCAAACGCGACACTCTGCTTGTACAGAGTCACGATGTTGATGATGACGCCGACGATGACCAGTAGTGTGCCGAGCAGCGGGATGCCACCGAGCACAGTGCAGACGATGGGGACGAAGAACAGCCAGCCGTTGCCCCAGAAGATTTTGTACCGGATGTAGCTGTTATAAAACGGGACGATAGACGCCCATCCGGGTTGACCGGCCTTCTCGAAGATTTTCCATCCGGCCACAATGTTGAGAACGAAGAATGCCAGGATGACGAGCCAAAATCCAGCAAAGATGCTGAGAAGTGCGTTGAGGGCCGCCGCCTCAGAACCGTAGGACATAATGATTCCTCCTAAAAACACTTTATATTATAAAGCCAATCGGCTTTATTCCTTTTCCTGCACGGCTTTGAGTGCCGCTTTTTCTTTCGACAATGCCGCGAGTCTTTTGCCGCTTTCGACCAGAATCGCGCGGCGCTCATCCGAAATAATCATGGGAGGACGGAGCTTTACCCATTTTTTGGGAAGCTCTGCTTCAACGCAATCCTCCCTGTCGATGGTCATCTTTACCTTATCGGGATGCTCTGTTGCAAGTTTTCGCAACTCGTTCATCCGGGAATAATTTCGCGTATAGTACGAACAGATTTTCTCTGCATCGCAGAAATTGATGATGGTCTCGCGCTCGTAGGCACCGTCGGCGCTTCGAGGTGTTTGGTTGATGGGCTGCATTTTGTCATCTCCTTTCTCAATCGAACAACACTGCCTTCTTTGATGGTCCGTCCGGCGTGAGGTTGCACGCACAAGCCCAACGCGGAAGCATAATGCGCCCGCGAACGCTCACAACGGTCATCTCCCGCGCCGTGGCTTGTTCGAATTCCGATGCACCCAAAGTACTCCGGGTCAACAGAATAGCATCGTCCGGCATATCGTTGAGCATCATTTTCAGTTCTTTAACGGTCATAGATTGTCTCCTTTTTGCATGACCTCATCCAGCGCCTCTAGGAACAGGACGGATTCGGTGTTCTGCGTCCCAGCTGCAACGATACCGGAAATCTCGTTTGGCTCAACGCGGAAAACGCTGTCACCGTCAATGAATCCTTGCGGCCATGGCGCAGCATAGTAGGCGTAGGGCGCGATATCGGTCGCATAGCCGATAATTATATATTTCTGGTCGGCGTCCTGCCGAACCTTAACGATTGTCCCGAGTGAAAACGCGGATTTGAGTGTAGGTGATACTGAAACAGGCATTTCTCTTTTGATTTTCAAGGATGAAAACACCTCCCTAAACACCAGTCTATGCGGTTCGCAAGAATGTGCAACGAAAAAAGGCACAAAAAAAGGAGCTGCCAGAAGGCAACTCCCCGTCATACATAAATTTGCTGTAGCAAAAGCGAACTCAGCGATTCTGTGCGACCTCGACATTGAAATCAAACAGTTCCTTGCTGGTCGAGCACCGGGAAGAAAACTCTCCGTCACGGTTTTGGATGACATCAGATGCCAGGACAGGCTTTCCGAAACTGTCGTCCACAAACACAGGATGCTTGCTGTCATCATTGTCAGAACGGGGCGAGAAGCTTGCGGCTGCGAACCAGTCTTCCTCATCGCTGCCCTGCTCGTCATACAGACGGCAGAACGGAGCGGGGATTTCGGGCGTCGGAAGCTGGAACATTGCTGCCTGCATTTCCTTGCCGTCATTCTTCACATTCACATCAATGAGAGGGCAAATCGTATCGCCTGCACACTCCCACTTGGTATAGGATTGAGCGGTAATTGCGGTATTGCCGTCAGATACCTCAATACCGAGCGAAAGAATGTCTGATTTGAGGCCGAGCTTTTCCTGAAGCATTTCCGGGGTGAGAGTCAGAAACTGACCGCCGACCGTACTAATGATAAGATTCATCGTTCACATTCTCCTTTTTTGATTTAGTAAATATAGTTCTCGCTGCGAAGCGCTGCCTGAACGGCGCGGATTTCCTTTTCGGTGAGTTGGTAGCTACCAATCGGCGTGTGCTCGGAGCCAAAGTAAGCGGAATCGAACACCATGCAGGCTTCTCCGTTCTCATTGAGCCGATAGAGGAATGCTTCCTTTGTCCGTGCATCGGTAGGATGGTCTACCAGCGATACGAGAGGAAGACCTGTGGTCGAGTTCTTGACCATCTGCCACTCGGATGCGTTCCGGTCACAGTACCCAGCAATGTAGATGTGCGGCTCGGAGATAAGGCGCAGGTCACGCTTCATCAATTCGAGCAGTGAATTGGCAGGCTTGCAGCTGTAAGTATTGGTCAATTCGGCGTTTAGCTCGAAATTGAGCGAAACACAGAAAACACGGTATCCGCGCTTATCCAAGTCATCGAGCATTGCGGTGCCAGCGCCCGAAGACAGGAACGAAACCATCTTGGTGTCCATGTTTTTAGGCAGGTAAAGCACAGCTGTAATGAGGTATTTTTCCGAACGCACCAGATTCTTAAACATCACGCATCATCCTCCGTCTTGGTAGTCATGCCATGGACTTTGTCGATGGCGGCGGAAATCGTGTTGTTCTCCAGTTCAGTCATCTGCGTGCAGAGATAACCCCAGTCGATGGCATCGTGAACCCTGCGGACAAATGCATCGTAGGTGCCAGCGGTTTTCATCATCTCGATTTCCGATTCATAGCAGCCGGATTCCTCGAGCAGATGCTGGATGTCGTCGATGGGGTTCATTTCGATAGTTGGTACAGTTTTGTTCATGATACAAACTCCTTTTTTGTGTTTTGGATGCAAAAAGAGCGGACCTCTCAGAATTGAGAAGTCCGCTCTTCAAGCGAAATTGTGAATGTACGAAAGGCAGAAAGCCTTTTTGATTTGGAATGGTATCTATCGTACAATACCCATTCTACTTAGTTCGCATATTTTGGCAAGTAAAAAATGTTGCTCATTCGAAGGCGAGTGGTGAAGAGTGTAATTTTAGATGTGGAGAACAGTCCACTCACTCCTTATTCTGTAATTTGTAATTGTAGCGTAGATTTCTAAAAAAGCCGCCCACCAAATTATGTTGTGGGCGGTTTTTTTGTTGTTAGTTTTCGAAATCTGGATTCTTCCAGACCGTTTTCTTTCCGTAATGGATATCCGAAATGTACTTGAACGGAATCTTATCCCGGTTTTTAAGAAGAACATCGTTTTCCTCTAAAAATTCCTCAATGCGTTCCTCTTCACTACGCGGAGCAATGTTCCATGTATCGAGATATCCATCATACATGGCATCCATATTGAAAATTCCGTCAACGGGGTACTTGACAGAGTCAATTTCTCCGTTGACGTCCAAGCCAAGGTGGACGTTCTTATAGTTCTTGATGCTGTCTGTCAAGGATTTGAATTTCCCTTCAGGAGTATCGGGATTGCTGTACTTTTTCACGTACTCTTCCGTTAACTCCTCCGTCATGGCCAATGTAATCCAGAACTGGAGCCCGGAATACTCAAGGCTCGCTTTCTTGATTTTCTCCATCGTCCGTTCAGCCCAGCCGGTGGGATTGGCAAGATAATCCACTACCAGTTCATCGGCATTTGTGGATGTCAGGCCAAAGCAAGACCCGTTTCCAATCTCATCGACAATGCTGTCAATAGGGCTGCGATAATTCTTATGCTCATTTATTATGCGACAGAAAGCGTTCTGTCGTGCTATCTTGTCGTAATAACCGCCCTTGAGAATTTTCTTCTTGTCTTCTTCCGTCACATTCTCTCGGAACATATCGAACAGCTTCTGTGCCATTTCCTCTATGACAGAATCCGAGGTAAAAGAAGAACGGCAGAAAATCGTTTTGAAGTCCATTGTTTCATTGACGGTTTTGGCATTATCGACAACGAGGCAAAGGAAGCGTATCTCCTGGTTGAATGTTACGGGTTTATTTTCCAAGGTTCCATAAAACCGCTGCCCGTACAGAACATCTACCTTGTGCTCACCATAGGCGAGCGGTATGCGCATAAAACGGTAGTAATACTCGGACAGCTCACCGGAATCAAGAATGATATTGCCTTCGAACGAAGGAGCGCCGAGCTCGAGGAACCTTTTGAATCCCTCGCGGTTGATATTGTTTGCCATGATATTTTTCCTCCTAAATACTTACTTCGTTAAGCCCTCGAATTTCGGATTTTTCCAGAGCACATTCTTCATATCACTCCTTTTCCATCTGAACAGTCCAGCCGTTCACGTCGGAATAAACCGCATAGAGCAGTGTTGCAAAATTATAGCCTCCGTCATACAGCGTATAACGAAGTGAAATGTTCAGCGCAAGAGTGCGTTCCTTGACGGTGCCATCACAATCAAGATAGCTGAATATCTTTGTCGGATGGGAAAACCATGCTTCACGTTCTTTATTGAATTTATCTTCATCGTATTCCACGACTTGCTTGAAACACGAATCAAACGTAGCAAGCTTGACCGACGAAAATACATCAGCCATCATCCCACACTTTTCAATCAATTCATCAGGCCATTCGACTTTGATGATTGCTGCACCATCGCGCAGTTCTTTCAGTTCTTTGCGGGGGCTCAGCGAGACGTTGTAGCGTTCACTGAGGAAGGTGAACAGCCAGGACCAGTCAATGACTTTCAGGAAGTTAGATACTTCCTTGGAATCCATGAAAATTTTGATTTCTTTCCGTGCCATAGTTTTATCTCCTGTTTTTCGATTTTCTAAAAAATGGTTCAAGTCATAGAATTCCAGTTATTGCCCAACCATTCACACCAGCCTGTGGTGGAGGAGGGGCAATTTTTACTGTCCGCGCAGATATGATTCAGCAGCATTGCCAAGTGAAACTTATCCAATGTCCGAATCATTTCGAGATTTGTCTTATCAGACTGCACGATTGTCATGTCAACGTCGGTTTTCGTCTTGATGTACGACACGGCGTCGCCCATCTTTTTGAAAAAAATTCCGCAGACCGGGACAAAGTATCCAACCTCGATGGAAAGCTCTGCCAAAAGACGGTAGCTGTCAGCAGTGTTCGTCCTCTGGAAAAGTTCATCGAACTGAGCGCGAATTTTCTTCTCATCGTTTTTCCCAATGTCATTCAGGTCAAAGATGTATTCCTGAACAATGAACCCATTATTAGATTTCTTGGGCACATATGCTTTGTAACAGGATGCATCAATCTGTTTCATGACAATCGGAAAGTCATGGGAAGACGTGGAATACAGACGCGCTTTATCGACTTCCTTTTTCAGCTTTTCCAGCAGCTTTTCAAGAACAGCCTTGAGATATTCGGCGTGCTGATGGCAGGTATCCACTTCTGTCTGGAACATACCGGTGTCATCTTTGAGCCGTCCGGTTTCCCAAGCTTTGTCAAAGACGCACTTGAGTTTCTGGAGCTCGGTTGCATCCAAGTTGTCGTATTTCCCAGACTTCGTTTTAGCCTCAAAAATGGCGATTGCTTCACGCACTTCACTGTACGAATCAAGTATCAACTCAAGGTCCTCCAAAAAGAGTTTCTTGTTGATGTCGATGGAGTAATTGATGTCGGTAACGCGCAAGGTTACGATTTTTGCTTTTTCTTCGACATCGAACCCCATTTCCCGGCAAATATCCGGGAACTGTTTCAGATACATCATAATTTCACCTCAAACTTTCTCAGCGATATCTTCGCCGTATACCATGCTCAGGTTGGAACCGTTGTCCAATTCGGCAACATAGCTAAAATCTACAGTCAATGTGTTTGTCGTAGGCAATTTCTCCTTTCCAAGTAAAAAAACAGACCCGCCAAAATGGTGGGTCTGCTTGTTGTTTACAGATTGTGAATTGTACGGTGGAAAATGCTGCTAAGTGGAATGTTATCTATCGTACACTTCCATTCTATTCGGTTCGCACAAACATGCAAGTAAAAATGGGCCTTCCCAAAAGGAAAGCCCATTGTATTGCATTGCTGATACTCAGATAGCTGCACAGAAGTTCGCAAGGCGTTGCCACAGCAAGTAGTTATCGTAACTCATGCGTACCTTTTCCGGCACGCCTGTAACGAGATACCACTTATGTGCCTTAGCCTTGATGTTCGAGATGCGCTGCTGTTCACTGCGCGTAAAGGCTTTGCTGAACATGCGGCGTCTGCGCCCGGAATTCCAGTATGCACCCTCCATAGTCTCGCAGATAAGAGCATAGGCAAGTTCGTTCTGAACATCGTCATGGGACAACTCGATAATCTTACCCATATTCAGGCACCTACCTTTCGGCTGGACTTCTCGCGGCTCTGATGCACCATGGAAAGCGCATAGTCGAGCGCAGCAGCATCATCCGGCAGATAGGTGACGGATTTGAGTTCTCCGTACTCGCTATGATGGCGCGGGATAGTCTTGGGTCTTTCCGTAACGACCGTCTCCTTCTCAAAATGCAGAGCAATCCGATTTGCAGGAACGGCATACCGTTTCTGTCGCTCACATTCCTTGAAGTAGTTGATGGGCGTTGCGAACCCCAAGGGTTTTCTGCCATCAAGTCCCGTAACGGTGACGACATATGCCTTGATGCCTTTTGCTTCCCGTCTCTGCTGGTCCGCGTAGTAGTGGTAGGAGATGTACATCGGCGATTCCTTCAAATACGCGTTAGATTCCCGCGCAATGTAGGTCCCGCTTTCCCGGCAAAACCACAGAAATGTCTGAGGTTTACCGTCGGCTTTCGCTTCCTTTGCGGCTTTCTGAATGACCTTTGTGTCGAGGTCAAAGTCCGACTGATATTGTTTTGTTACCTGCTTCATCGCAGATTTCAGTTCCGGTAAAATCGGAATCATAGTATTATTCATTTCAATTCCCCTTTTAGAACGCTGTGAGCTTGGAAATATCCATGTCATAGCGTTCATATTTGTGGATGTAATCGAAAACGGTGTTCATCTGTGCCTGCGTGGCGGTTTTGGTAGTGTCCATATCGAGGAATGTTTTTCCTAAAGACGGATTACGAACAGCAATCCAGCCGCGCCGGTACAGGTAATCGAGACCTTTCCCGCTCCAATCATAGGCCATGTCCAAGACTTCCTTATCAGAGAGGTTCAGGCGTATTCTGTTTTGCATGATGATGCGCCCCGCAAGAGCCGCATGTTCTCCAAACTCGCAAGGATACCATGTTCCGTCCGGAGCAATCATGCCGTATTCAGATAACTTCTGGATATTGTTAGATTCGTTCACGCAAATGACCCCTTTGTAGTCAGGTGTTGTTGTCCAAAAACTCCTGGCATTCGGTATCGTTCATCACGAATCCGAAATACGCCACGCGCTTAACGGTCGTTTCCCAGACGCGCATCGTGCGACTCCGGGGCTGTACGACCCAGGAATGACAACGCCAAAGCCCGTCCTCAGAAAGAGCATACCCGGTCGCAATAGAGCAGTGACCACGGTTTGCATCCCAAAGATAAGCGGAATTCGCGTGACATTGACTGGGCTGACCCTTGCGCATATAGCTGCTGCCATAGAAGAACTGCCCCCGACTGAGTGCTTTTACTGCGTCTTCGTCGTATGCAGTCATGCAGACCTCATCTCCGCCGAAGCTGAGAATCTTGTCATGCAATGCTTTCATGGCATCGAGCATCTCCTTGGAGAATCTCGATTTGCCGTTATATACCTGATGGCTGTCAATCCACCGCTTCCAGTCATCGCTCATCGGATTCCAGTGGATGGGTGCGGGCATCTGGTCAGGGGCTGTGATGGGTTTCAGACTGTTCCAACCTTTCGTACTCATTACAATTCCTCCCTGATAGAACGCAGACAGCTCAGGATTTTTTCATACAAACGGTAACGAGTTTCGCCGCTCGGTACAAAGTCACCAAGCTTTTTGGAAATGAGAAGTTTATCAAATGCCTCCATAATATCAAAGACGGTGAACAGCTTGTATTGTGTATTTATATGATTCACACGGAACTCGACATCTTCGACAAGATGCCAATATTCCATGCCATACAACATTGCGCCGCTTTCGTTTGCTTTTCGGTCTTGTTCCTCGTCTGCATCGTTACACACAATACAGACACCGTTTTCATCGAGATAGTTTTCGAAGACGTCGCAGATATCGGAGGCAACAGAACGGATATCGGAATTTGCCTTCACCTCAGGTTCAGGCTGGGCGGCTTCAACTTTGTACTCGATACTGTCGTGACGAAGTGACTCTTCGATACCATCAAAAACGATGTCCGCGTAGTCGTTATCATCCCGACACGCTTTGAAAATGTTTTTGACGGATTCGATTGCCTCTTTGGAATCGGAGTTTCCCTCAACAGAGAACTCCAAAGGAACCAAGGCAACAACTTTGTATTTATTCTTCATGATTTTTTCTCCTTAGTTTAACAGGATGCCGCAGCATTTGTTCAGGCAGATGACACTGAACACGAGCAGCGCAATATTGTGCAGCGTGAAGGACTGTGCCAAAGCACTGATGCTCAGGATGATGAAGAGAACAAACAGGGCGGCTAAGGTTTTGAAGATGGTATAGATGATTCTGTTCATGGCGATACTCCTTTTCTTGCTCCGGTTAGCGAAGCATGTCAACGATTTTTCCGACCAACTCATCATTGGTCACGAACTGGTTGCGGCCCCTGGCACCGAGCGATACAGAGGAGTAATCCTTCATATCGGCGGCATAGCGAACCATATTCTTGTCGGCAATCGGCTGATAGCAAGACCGTTCTGTGGTCACATACACGCATTTTCCGTTCAAGATATTCATGATGTGTCCGTAGCAGCCCGTCTGCTTGCCGTTGCGCTGCATGTTTTGCAGGTTATGCGTCAGCATCAGACCGTCGTTCTCCTTTTCGGCACAGGAGAGCATAGACAGTAGTTTTCGAGTCTTATACGCAGTGTTTGTCATAGTAAATCGCCTCATTTTTTAGAAATACTTGTAAGCAGCGTTCAGCCGCTTGTTGTAGAGTTGTAAGGTGGTCAGGTTCCCGCAATAGACCTTGCTGGACGAGATAGGGACATTCACCCCGGCTTCCATGTGCGAGAAGAACATCGCAAGACAATCTTCTACACTGTCGCTCGTGGTGAGTGTCTCGTATACCGGATACGAGTACCCAGCTGCCTGACTGTAGGTGGCATTGAGCTCATGGACAAAGAATTGGACCTGACCGGACACGGAACTTGCATCCAAACCCGATGCATAGCACCAGTTCAAGAGATTCGTCTTACGGCCGTGTGTCCATTGCAGAAGCCCATAGCCTCCGTCGTTCGGATTCTCGGCAGTAACACGAAGCCCGCTCTCCATTGCCATGCACCCCATCACAGCTGCAGTGCCGGCCTTAGAGAGACCTGCATCCCGCAACGCTGTATAGATGGCGTACTCATTGTCAGAAAGGTTCTGCGGAACCGTGTCAGTCACAGGTTCTTCTGTCGGTTCCTGAGCAGTCTCTGCCGTCTCGACAGAAGGCTCGGATTCGGGCTCTGTCTCGGCCACCTCCTGCTCAGGTACAGAAAGTACCGGCGCGAAAGGCGGCTGAGCGTTGAGTTCCCGAAAATGGACCTCCAACGGCGTGACATACTCGATATCAGAATCATCAGCTGGCTTTACCGGCGCGGCATACGCAGGCGTCGAGAAAAAGCAGGCTAAGCAACCTATGATGGTGATGACGCTGAGCATAAAAGCGGTGGTCCCGGCATAGAATTTCAGTTTGTCGTTCATTGTGATTACTCCTTTGAATAAAAGTTCCCGCCGACAATAGCTGTTCGGCGGGGTGTGATTGATGTTCGGTTGTCGGAAAAACTTCATGCTTCACGGACTACGATGGCGGTATATCCGCTGTTGGCAAGATACCGATACGCTGCATCATAGGCATCGCTGAGCGACGGGGCTTTGACATACCCGATAAAATCGGAGCAGATAACCATGCCGGAAAAACCTGGGTTACCGGCATAGATGGCGAAGCGGGTGTTTTTCTTTGGATTGCGATTAAACATAGCGGACCTCCTTGCAGTCGCGTTCAAAAAGATGGATACGGATTTCTGAAAACAAAAAAAGCAGACCTACCACGAATGGTAAGTCTGCCTAATTTGAAAACAGAATTGTGAATGATGTACGCCCGAAAGATTCGGCTGTGTAGAATGTTATCTATCGTACAATACCAATTCTATGCCGTTCGCAAGGATACGCAAGAGAAAAACAAAAAAAGGCGAAGTCTTCCGAAAAAGACTCCGCCATGGTTTTGTGTGCGATTTTTGCATTTCAGTGTTGTTATTCACGGCACATTTCTCGCATCTTATTCTTCCTCAAGCCATTTCTTGGTGATGTCAAGAAGGCATTTTCGGAATTCAGGAGCGGGCTGCATCGGAATCGAAGACCACTGAGAATCGAGAACGACAGGGTATTCGTACTGTTTGCCATTATGCGAAAACGGTATGAACTGAACTTCTCCGTCCACGAGCCATAGCTTTTCCGTTCTGATGGGGTCGATGTACTCCGTCAGCCAGCATTCGTGCGTGACAACGGAATCCGCCACGAAATACTTTGTCTTATCGTCCAGTATCAGTGCTGGGTTGTTATCCTCGACACAATACACTCTTCCGACGAACGGCAGGAGCATCGTCTCGGCGGCGTGTTTCGCGCTTCTCCCCTGCCGAATTTCCGATAGCAGGAAACTCGATATGAAATGCGGGATACCGATGCCGGTCAGGCAGTCATCGAGTGTGTGTCCGGTACAGATTCTCGGTGTTTCCTGGTCCTCCCCCTTCATCCGATTCGTAGGGATTTGCGGAACGACCTTGTCCGGCAAGCATCCGGTATTCGCCATGAGATGAAATAGTATCTGCATTATGGGACTTACTCCTTCGGCAGTTTCTTGCGAAACGGGTCAAGGTCTCCTGGCCTATAGACCGACTTGACATAGGATTTGATGTCGTCTTCTCCAAGGCTCTCAAAGAGATTCAGCCAGCATTCGGCTTCAATCCGCATCTCGCCGCCCATTTGATACGCTTTCTCGCACTGCACCAAATCAAACTGAAAATCGTTCTTGTAGCGGCAGTTTTCGGCTGCTTTTGCAAATTGCGTAAATGTTCTGGTATTCAAGGTTTACCTCCTTTTCTGAAAATGGAAACAAAAAAGCAGACTCTCATTTCGAGAGTCTGCTCTAAGCACATAACAGATTGTGAATCTACCGGTATGGGGAATCAGAAGATGGTATCTATCATGCACTTACTATTCTATTCGATTCGCACAACTGTGCAAGGGGGATTTTAAGATGCAGCTACGCTTTCGCCTTCGCCAATTTCTTCGCAGCTACGCTTCCTGCTCACTCGCTGGCGGCAGCTACGCTTTCGATATCGTCTGCGTTCAGGTTGATGTACTGCCACGATTGCGGAGCGCGTTTCAGGTGCAGCTGATGCAGGGATAGAGAAAGTTTGCGAACATTTGAGATGTTCCAGCCATACAGCATGCCGGTTTTGTTGCCATACTCGAACAGCGCGGCTATATCGATACAGCTTTCCCGAATAAACTTATCCGCCATACCGGACAGCTTTTCGCCGTCTGCATAGTAAGGAGACAATCCTGTCAGGCAGTTCAGCTGGTCGATGTCCTCGCAGGTAAAGGCCCCGATGATTTCCCCTGCACCGCCGTTCGCCTTCGTTTCATAGCAGAATACTGCGAACGGAAACGAGATTTCCCAAGGGCGGGATTTGCGGACTTCGAGAGTCTTTTCACCTGCTATGATTTTAGAGAGCCATTCACGCTTAATCGAAATGACGACCGCTTTGCCGTCATTTACCACAAGTGCATTTTCGAGAACCGTCACAACTCATCACTCCTCATATTCGTAGTCACAAAAGCTGTTGACCTTTCCTTCTGTCTGTTCGTATTCGGACATAAATTTTGCGACAGCCAACTCGAAGTGCCCACGGCTGATACCAGTGACATCCGAAAAATCGAGGAATGCGTGCTCAAAGTTGCTAACCATAGCCACGAGAATGTACGATTCAAGTTCCTTGGAGAATTCTTCCGGAGTGCCATCGAAATGGATGATGACATCCTTAGATTCGTCGTCAGGGTCAAGATAATTCGAAACAGCCTCATCCTTCGCACTGGAGAAGAACCCATCGACATTGTCACTCACTCGCAGTTCAGCGGAATCGCTAAGCGGTACATTCAGCCCACCTGCAGCTTCCGATTCGGCCATCAGTTGCATAACATAGTAGCGAAACATGAGGAACGCGCACACACCCGTAGGCTCAAAATTCTGAATGACCTTTTTCAGCTGCGCCTGACGGTTGTTTACGACTTTATAGTTGGCTTTCATGAAATCTCCTTCTTAAAAAGATGCTTTACAACGCATGAATATTTGATTTGCCGGGCGCATACATCAGCGGTTCGTCCGTTACTTTCAGAACGGTGCCGTCCCCTTGCCTGCACGCATACAGGATTGCTTTGAGCATCTCATAGGCAAGTTTGCTGTTGTAGGCAAGCCCTGCGTTGGAGATGCCGAAATTGCCATTCCAGCCAACCCGGAGTTTTCTCAGCTGCGGAATCAGAAGGTCACGGGCTTCCGCTATGCCGATGCCGCCCCAACGAGCGTCATGATACGCCTGCAGCTGCGGTTTGTTGTCGGTATCAGCTATATCGAGAACCTCATAGATGATGCTGAACTGTCCCATTAGGATTCTGGAATACGCATCGAGGATGGCAGCAGCTTTTACCCAAGCACTTTCGTTCATGTCGATGCGCTTAGTATACGGGGTCTCCTTGTTCCCTGCCTCGATATCCGCTGCCGCGAGCGCAGTCTGATAGATTTCCCCTGCTGCGTTTTGCATGGTAGGCACGGGAGCCGTGACCTTGAAGTCGGTGAATATCATATATGCCTTTTCGATATCCACATCATTCACACCGTAGGCGTCCCCGACCTCTTTGCAGATGGAAGAAAAGTTGTTGCCGTAGAATGTCTGCATTACCTGCATGACATGCAAAAACAGCTGATACTGCTTTTCGGTCATTTCGAAAATCATGGCGCACCTCCGTTACTTTATTAGCATTATACCACAAATGTGTATTCAGTACAACCATGAACGCTGATTCGTAACAAATAAGATACAAACAAAAAAGTGCCCCTAAAATCCTCGACTGAAATCGAAGATTTTAGAGGCAGTGGCGCTCATGGAAGGATTCGAACCTTCGGGCGATTTCTCACCGGCGGTTTTCTGGACCGCTGCCATCGGCCACTCGGCCACATGAGCATATGGCGCAGAGAGCGAGATTCGAACTCGCAAGCCGGGGATTGACCCGACGACGGATTAGCAATCCGTTGCCCTACCTTTGGGCGACCTCTGCAGATATGCACCCGTTTTGTTAAACAATAAAGTTGACTACCGAACTCTAAACTTTACTATCTCGTTGTGGGTGCTTGTATGACCCCTGGCAGACTCGAACTGCCGACTCCAGCTTGAGAGGCTGGCGACTTAGACCAACTTGTCGAAGGGGCCTTATGGTGTGCCGGGTAGGATTCGGACCTACGAACCGTAACGGAGCGGTTTTACAGACCGTTTGCTTTAACCACTTGCATACCGACACATATGGTGCGCCGGGTAGGATTCGAACCTACGAACCGTAACGGAACGGTTTTACAGACCGCCTGCTTTAACCTCTTGCATACCGGCGCATATGGTGCTCCCGGCTGGAATCGAACCAGCGACACATAGGGCTTCAACCTACTGCTCTACCAACTGAGCTACAGAAGCAGATGGTGACCGAAATGGGGCTTGAACCCACACTCTCAAGCTTGAAGGGCTTGCGACTTAACCAATTCGTCTATTCGGCCATATAGCCGCAATCCTGCGGCGAGGGTTTATGCGATGACGAGAATGTCATCGATTTTCGTATCGAGCATCGCGGCGAGAATCACAAGGTTGTCGATGGTAGGAAGTGCAGTGCCTGCCTGCCATTTGGCTACCGCCTGTGTGGAGACACCGAGCGTATCCGCCACATCCTTTACCTTGATGCCTGCCGCTTTTCGCAGTGCCTTGATATTGGCACCTGTTTGCTGGATATCGATGGTTGGAACGTTCATTTTCTTTTGCTGCCTTTCTGTATTGCAGGCAACAAAAAAACGCTGCCTGCCGAAATGAATCGACAAGCAGCGTTCGGAATGCAAATGCCGTCAGAAGACGCACCGCAGCCGTTCGAGGTCTGTTTTTGCCTGTCGATGGGTATAGGAAACAAAGCTGGATTCGTAGGACTCGAATTCAGATTCATAACTATACTCAGCAAACGACATAGCATTAACAGTCTTGCACAGCATCTTCGGTTGTCTCCTTTCGTTTCGTTCTGTTTACATTATACCACTTTTGTGGTTCTGGTCAATCAACTTGTGGTTGATGTTTATTCGCAGTAACCAGCACCTTCGTGGAAAACGCGGTCTGCGCCGAGTTCGTGCTTGCTCATTTACACATACTCTCCTTCCGGAAGTTTGTCTGCATCTGACAGTTCATCGACAGTCAGTTCCCTCAATGTTCCTTGGTCTGTATCCAAGCCGATGGTATATATATACACTACACGGCTATCCCGGAATACTTCGGCCGGGGTCTTGCTTTTACTGACGATTTGTTCGATTTGCTGCTCTGTTGCCGGATACAGGACCCAACGCTCTTCGCTTCGCACTTCTGTGCAGTTACAGAAATACAATTTTTCGTCCTCATCCTTGCATACGCAGAGCAGCGAAATGCCGTCATAACTCCAGAACACTTTATCGACAATAAGTTCTTTCCCGAACAAATCCTTAAAATTCAGTCCCTCAAACAAGGGCTCTCCGTGTAAACTCATATCCGCTCCTGTTTTACTTCTTCATGCCGGAACCAACTTATGGTTGAGATTTTTTGGGTTTATCTGCGCCAAAGACGCGAGGATTTGAGGAAGTGAACCTATTGGTGTGCGCTTTTTATTCTTGTGCTTGCCCATGCCTAGTCCTTCTCAAGAAAATGTTCCCACTGTGTTCTTTTGATTTGCTTGCCGCCAAAGGAGTAGTGCTTATCATAATAATCCGACATTTCTGCGGCATACTTGGCAGCGTCAACTGCGTTGGAAAACACCGTTTTGCCAATACTCTTTAATGCAACCCAGTGGACAGTGATGTTACCATCCACATCCACACCGACGCAATGCGCATCGACATAGTCATTGTTGGTCATCTCTATTTCAATGAGCTTTTTGAGCCATTTCGTTTTGACGATGTGTTCCAAGTAATCCGCATTATATTTGGGATTCGATGAAATCACAGAGAACGGTCTACCAAGCTCTTTCTCTCTCAATTCTTCCGTCTCCCGCATTTTTTCGAGCATATACCGGAAATTTTCGGGGTAGTATTTATACAGATATGCGAAATTCAAATACGAGGACATGGGGCAATACATACAACCGCAGCGCTTGTTGGTTTTGTAGTAGTTGTTGAAAATCGGCTGTGTCTTTGCCCATTCCAAAATCACATCCTCGTTAATGCCGTTTTCTGCGAGAGGGTATATCTCTAACTTTTTGGAACTCAACCGCTTGTTAAAACGGTGTTCTTCATCGGCGCAATAGCCTATGTAATGCACTACATAAAAACCGACTTCGTTCAGCCATTCGGATAGTTGCCGCTTTGCATCAAGTTTATAGTGACCGTTACACCATCTTACTTTTCTTGTTGGGAAACCGCATTTATCATACAATTCTTCCCACGTTTTCCTCGGCTTGATTCGCACAAATTGGATGCCAGCTCGCTTGCACTCCGTTTCCATATAGTCGATAACGTTATGTATAAACGGGTAGTCGATTTCGAGTTCAAAGTGAACCACGCCGTCAAGCGGGTATCTGTCCAGATGGTGCAGTATGTAATTGAGCATATACAGGCTATCTTTTCCGCCAGATACGCTTGCCCAGTATGATGGGCGCAATGCAATTGCTTTGTCTGAGTCAGTCATTGTCGGTTACCTCCGTGAGCCAGTAGTCTTTACGGCACTCTCGATAAAAAAACCAACCCTGAACTGGGTAAAACTTCATATTTTGATTTTCTTAGATGTGTGGGAACACCTCATATACACTGACATACAGCATTCCCGACTTATAATCAGCGTATTCTACCGGACGCTTTTGTTCATAAACCTTCACATTCGAACCATCATCTGCCGTAAGCCAGAGATATTTGACATGCTCAGCATAGCGAGGGTCTTTTGCGCGATACATTTGCCCTTCTTTGATTTTGAGGCGGCGCATACAGGCTTGGACGCGGGAAAACTCAACAAATGCACCATAGTCACCAATCACGATACGGTTGTACCCGTTGGTAATGACTGTGCCATCAGCGGTTTCGAGCGAAATCGTGTCACCGGACACATTGCACCATTCCGGCAATGCCTTTTGAAACTCGGCTCTCACATCGCAGAAAAAGGTGCGTGGGATAGGCTTGTATCCATAATCTCTGGCGAGTTGCTCTTGATATTTGAGCATCTGAGCGCCGACTTCTGAAATTCTATGCTCCATCGATTACTCCTGACTCAGCATCTGCGCAGAAGCAACTTCCCGAATATTGCGATTCTCTTTTTCGGGAGCCGACACAATGCGGCGATGAGAGCGCATCAGCGTCAATACGCGGTTACGGAGCTTTTCGTCCTTGATAAGCCGAGCAACCTGTTTGATTTCCGATTCACGCAGATACATTGTACTGTTGATGAGAACGCCATGTACTTCGCCGTCTTCGGAACTTTTCTCAACCTTATCGACATTGTTATAGGCATAGATGACATCTACGTCGATGGTGATGGACGCTCTCTCAAGAAGTTCAATTCCTCCTTGGGCTACCAGCCACTTGTGTGTGTAGCTTTCGTCAGAAATGTATGTTTCGCCAATGAGTTCCAGCGGCGGCGACACAAGGCTGTTCGTGGAATAACGGATATGGTCTTCGCTTTCGTTGAGATTATCCTGCCAAAGGCGCATCGGCTTGAGGCTCTTGTCCTTGAAGTGAATGTAGGTGTCCTGAATGAATGTGCAGATGGTCCGCTTAATATAGTCGATTTCCGGCATCTCTTCTACATTGCGGAAAACAAAGCGCGTAGACTCGCCCTCGCCGTACTCTTCGTCGTCCGTCACATAGCGGACTTTCTCCAACACAAACTTGGGTTTTAATGCCTCTTTAACGGCTTCGAGAGAAAACACATTCCACTTCATCAAATAACTCTCCATTCTTTTACCAACTGGTCGTATTCAGCAATTTCCCGTTTTACGGTTTTTCCGTCTTTTTTATATAAGGTGATTCGCTGTGCATAGTTTGCGGCGTGTTTTTGCAGTCGCTGCAACGCGTCTTCTTCTGAGTTTGCTTTTGTAATTCCGCGATAGGAACCACCAGAGCCTAAGATTTCGGGTTCGTACCAACCCGTTTCATAGTATACAGTCTGCTCGCCTGCTTCATCCAGAACGACTTTTCCCTGCTCGCCATAGTCACCGGTATAGTTACTGCGGATGATGTTAGCGGCACGGTCATTTCCCTGCTGCTCGTAGGCTTTGGCAATAAATTCGACATAGGCGCGGAACTTTTCTTCGTTGCCTTCACGATGCGCGGCGATAAGTTTTCCGATGGTCACGGCGCTTATAGTGTTCACGAAATCACCCCTGAAAAAGCTTCTAAGTTTTTGGTACTCCAGCCGGGAGTCGAACCCGGAGAAAACAGAGTTTGAATCTGCCGCGTATGCCAATTCCGCCACTGGAGCATGGTATGTCGCCCACGAAAACAGACGACAGTTGCATGGCTTGATTTTGCAGCGAATATCACATTTTATCGCTGTTTTTATGATTGTATTATACCATATTCTGATGCAGATTTGTAGTGAGTACAAGTATGATTCACAAACAATTAACATCTGAGCGAGTCACATTTTGTGCGCTTGCTTGTCGTATTTGTCTGGCGCGAATCAGCGCTGAATCTTCCTCGTCAGAAAACAGTCAAAAACAACAGCAACACAAACGCGAGTCTTTGCAAGTTTCTAAAATGGCGTTTTCTTGGCTCAGGGCTTGCTCTCTGTGGGTGCTGGCGTCCAGTATAAGAGCGTTCTGAGGATATCGCACATCGGTGCTGCCTCGAAGGAGCAAAGCGTTTCTAGGGCGTCTCTGAGGCGCTGCTCGTAGTCTGTGCGCTGCATATCGAGGGGAACCAGCACCTTGTAGGAGCCGGAAGGCGCTTTCAGAACGGGAGATTCGGATGTCAGGTTCTCAGAAGGGTCACTCTCCCAGCCGCAGGTAACGAGATAGTCATACAGAGCATAGGGGTTTACAGCAGAGACTGTCTTTCTGCCATCAAGCATCTTGTAAGCACGGAGATACTTGGCTTCTCGCGCAAGGTCTTTGCTTGTGAGAGGATACGGGATTCGGTTAAGGTCCATGTTGCTGACGAGGTCTGCGCGTTTTACCTTGACGGCAATGTCGTTTTGCTTAACACGCCAGATATACTCTGCGTAGGTCATATCTTTTTCCCGAGTCAGTACAGAGACCGCCTCAGCCACTTCCTGAGGGAATTCCGCTCTGATGGTATCTATCGTGGTGCCGGTATCCTCCACCGTGTCGTGCAGGTAGGCGGCAGCTTTCACCAGCGGGTCAGGCTCAACGCCGTCTGCGACAACGGCCACATGCGCTGTGAAGTAGTCTTCCCCTGCCTTGTCGGTCTGGCCCTTGTGCGCCATCATGGCGAACGCCTTTGCTTTCTCAATGTATTCAATCATTCGTATCACCTTTCTTTGGCTTGTAAGCAGCACCACGCGGGTTTGCCAGGCAATAAAAAAGGCTTGCCAGTTTCCCGGCAAGCCTCGATGGATTCAGGTCTTTGCGGACCTATGTTGTAGTGTTGGAAACGGGAGATTTACTCCGCAGCGCCCTCAACGATTACGACCTCAGCCTCGGTTTCCTTAGGCATGTCGGCATCTTCCTGCTTGGTGTCGGTGCTGTCCTCGGAAGTCTCGGCAGACTTCTCGGTCTCAGCGGACTCAACAGGAGCGGCAGGCTCGGCGGGAGTCTCAGCAGGTACAGCGGGCTCAACAGGAGCAACGGGCTCGGCAGGAGTTTCAGCAGGTACAGCAGACTCAACCGGAGTCTCTGCGACATAGGTTTCGGCGTTGATGCTCTCGGCGCTCATTTCCTGCGCCGGAACCTCGACAACAGGCTCAGCCCCGGCTACGATAGGGTTTGCAGCCACCTTGGCACTTGCGGGCAGACGAGCGATGGACTCAGTCTTGGTCTCGCCGCAGCCAGTGCAAGTGTAGGTCTTGACACCCTCATGCTCAGTGGTAGGCTCGGTGGTAACGACACCGTTATCCCAAGTATGGTCTTTCTTGGGCGTGGTAGAGAGAACGGTGCTCACTTCACCGCAGACGGTGCAGTAGATTTCGGTGCGACCCTCTTCCTTGCAGGTAGGCTCAATGACACGCATCTCGGCATGGTGACCGGTGGAGTGTACAATGTTGTCCTTGTAGGAGAAGCTGTCATCTTCGTTGCACTTGTGCATCGTGTAGCCGTCCTCGGTGCAAGTCGGCGGGACAACGGTAACAGTGAAGGTGTACTTGGTGGGCAGGACCTTTTCGGTCATGGTCGCATCGCAGTTCTTGCAGTGCAGGGTCTTGACGCCGTACTCGTCATGAGTGGGCTGGGTAGTGATGACACCCTCATCCCAGATATGACCAGTACCACCATAGGAGTAGGTCATGGTATGGGAAGCATCGCGCTTGCAGTGCATCAGCATAGTGCCCGGCTCGGTGCAGGTAGCCTTTTTCAGGCATTCTGTGTGCTCGAAGTCCCAGTCGTGGCTGCCGATAGCGGGCATAGGAACGAGAATTTTGCTGTCGCAGCCATCATTGGTGCAGTACATCCAACGCTCGCCCTCAGTCTCACAAGAGGGCTCCTTGACGATTTCACCGAGACCCGTGTACTCATGGACATGGACCTTGGCAATGCTCTCGGTCTTGGTCTTGTTGCAGACGGTGCAGGTATAGGTCTTGATGCCCGGCTCGGTGGCAGTAGGCTCCTTGGTGATAACGCCCTCGTCCCACTGATGCTCCTCATTGACGGGGATATCGCGGACATGCTGCTTATCGTTGCAGCGCTCACAGACCTTATCTACGCTGCCAGCGTCCTTGCAGGTGGCGGGAGTAGTGACTTCCTTGTATTCATGACCCAGTGCAGGGACGATGTTGTCCTTGAAGGACTTGGTGGCATCTTCCACGCACTCGTGCATGGTATAGCCG